TGTTCAACACCCCCTTTTTTTTAACATGCGCGCCATTGAAAACATAATGGCCGAATTTAATTTGGAAGATTTCACGCAGTTGGGCGAAAACATGACGGCCAACAACATTGCACATTCATTGAAATTTGCGCGAGCATGCGCATATTTTGGGATTCAATCCGGTTGCAAAAAGCAAGGTCAAAAATTCCCATTTGTGGATATTGATGATTTTGCAGATGCCATCGAATCATTTAGCGAAATCGAACCCGTAATTTTGCAATTCACCAAAGCGGTCGAAGAATTTTTTAAACCCCGTCAAGGCACATCGGAAACGGTGGGAAAGTAGATTCGGCCAAATCTGAATCCCTAACATTTGACCGATTACGCGAAATCGCATTTGGCGAAATGGGAATGGATGACGCATCGTTTGATGATTGCCATCCAAAATATTTTCGTTTACGCTTGTTTGGCATGAGAAATGCCCAAGAACAACAATACCGAAATCAATGGGAATTGTCCCGGTGGATGGCGGCAACGATGATTTCGCCACATTTGAAAAAGCCAATCAGCCCACAAAAGTTGATGAAATTCCCGTGGGAAAAATCAAACCATGACGATATTGTTGCAAAGGTTACGCGCTATGCGGATATATTTGCGAAGTTGACACCGCCCGCCGAAGCATGAAAGCAATAAACGCCATTTACAATGTTTTATCCAACAATTCCGCATTGACGGCCGTTGTTGGTACGAACATAAACCCATTGCGCATTGTGCAAGGTGTTCCATATCCGGGCATCACAATTCGCGTCACAGCGGTGACCCCGCATCCATCCAAATCCGGTCATTCAAAAACGGATTGGGCCAATGTCGAAGTGAACATATATGCGACAACATACACGCAATGTGTTCAAATTGCAGATTTGACGCGCACGGCATTGGAAGTGGCAACACCGGCAACATTCAACGGGGTGTATACATGGGAAATCGAATACATGAGCGAATCCCATTTGACCGATGACAATTCCGAAGAATACGGCATCTATCAAATTATTCAGGATTATTCAATAAGTTACAACCGCTGATGGCATTAAGTGCGATTAATATTGTTTTAAATGCGGTCACGGATCTATTCAATAGAGATGTGAAGGCCGCGGCCGATACGATGGAAAAGTCATCGGCCAAAATGCAGCAAAGCGCAAACAAAGCCGGTCAAGCCATTGAACAATCATTGGGGTCGGGCCAATTGCGTCAAAAGATTGCAGCCGTCACGGCCGAAATTGACGAACAAAAACAAATCACCCGTGAATTCATGATGGAATTGGAAAAGTTGCGCCAAAAGCGTGACACCATGTCTAAAATGGATGTTCAAGGTCAAAAGCGAGTTCGTCAAGAAATCGAACAAACCAAAGCGGCAATCAAAGACCAGTCAATCGCCGTTTCTGAATTGACTGCAAAAAAACAAGGATTCACCCAACAATTAGGAATCACGAATCAAACATTGGGTGGAACACGCGCCGCATTGAATGGGTTGGCCACATCATTTTCATCAGTTAGTTCAATTATTGCAATTGTCGCAGACGACAACAAAGCGTTGCGCAACACATTGATGGGTTTGAACGCGGCATTGAATTTCAGCGCGGCCGTCATGCAAGTCAAAGATTTGCAATCCCAATTTGGTGGGTTAACAAAGTTTTTGGCCAATCCATTTGTTATTGCCACGGTTGCCATTGGCGCAGCCGTTGCCGCCATTTATGCATTTTCGGATGGTTTGGATGGGGTGAATGAAAAAGTCAAGGAGGCGCAAAAACAACAATCCGAATACAACAAACAAATCCGTGATTTTGCCACAAAGATTCAAGAATTGGGCGAAACGGAATTGGAAACGAATAAACGCCGTTTAGAAGAAACGCAAAGAATGCGCAAAAAATACAACGACAACATGCGATTGTTGTTTGATGATTTGACACGCGCAGAAGGCGAAGAAGATAGGGCCGCAATTAGAACAAAGATTCAGGCCGCAACGGCAAAGTTGACCGAACTTGAATACCTTGAAAAATCGTATCAAAAAAACATTGAAGCGATAAACAAAGAAGCGACCGACAAACAAGCCAAATTGGATTCCGAAGCGGCAAAAAAACAAAGCCAAAGGCGAAAAACTGCATTGGCTGAAATTAAAAAAAGCGCAGAAGAAGTCAAAAAAGTTGAGGCCGATTTGATTGAGTGGTTGGACAAAAAGCGTTTTGAAGGTGGTGAAAAAGCAAAAAAGAAAGCGGCCGAAGATTTAAAACAATTAACCGGTGCAAATCTGATTGGCGGCACGGCCGTTGCGCCCGTTTTGGTGCAAGTTAAAATTGACCCAAAGTCATATTCACAAATCGTTCAAGATTTCGACCGATTAATGACCGACATGGCAATGGCGGTTGAACGATTGGGTGAAGATATTGCAATATCATTGGGCGAAGCGTTGGGAAATCAATTGTCCGGTCAAGGCAATGGCATTGAGGGTTTTGTTCAATCAGTTGTTGGCCAATTGGGCAATTTTGTCAAAACAGTCGGAAAAATGTTGATTGCGTATGGAATCAGCGTTCAAAAATTTCAAACCGCATTTATTCAACCACAAGTTGCAGTTGCAGCCGGTATCGCAATGGTTGCATTGGGTACGGCGGTGGCAAACCAAATGAAACAAGGCCCAAGCGTGACCGCCTTTGCCGATGGTGGTATTGTTAGCGGACCAACATTGGGTTTGATGGGGGAATATCCCGGCGCGCGCAGCAACCCGGAGGTCATTGCACCTTTGGACAAATTAAAAACATTGATGAAGCCCGAACAATCATCCGGTTATGTTGCGCAAACGCACATCAGCGGACGCGATTTGGCCATCGTTTTGGAAAGATACAATAAAGATTCACGGCGCGGATAATGGCAAGGATTTACAAAGGTTCGTTTTTATCAATCACAAATGTTGAATACCGGGTTGAATTATGGGATTCACCATCAGGAACAACACCGGAAATTATTGCGCGTTTATACAATGCGCGCGTTCAATCGGCCGGTGGTTATATTGAAGGCCAAACATGTTGTTTTGACAAATTAGACGCATTGAATTCATCGGTTGAATTAACATTGGCCGGTGATGGAATCAGCATTGAAAGGCAAGGCGAATCAGATTCAGTTTATAGCAATTTTATCAGACCATCACGGGCAATTGCCCAATGGGTGATGCCGGATCAAAACACATTAGATGATTTTGTCGGCATTCAAACCGAAGCGGAAACCGCATGGGCGATGTTAATATATCGCAATGATTCATTGATTCATGTTGGCCGCGTATTGGCCGACCAAATGACCCGATTACGCGAATCCATACAAAGCAAACCAATCATTGATTTGGTGGCTGTGGATGGCCTTGAATTGATGGATGGGTACAAAGTACAATCATCATGGTTTTCGGATGAATACATCACAATCAACCAGTTGTTTCGCCGTTGTTTGGACACATTGGATTTGTCGGATTATTGGGTTGTCAATGGAACGCCACAACAATATTTGTATGATGGCACATTGTTAAACGAAGATAATGCGGCCCGATTAGGGTTCGACATGTATAAACTTTTTGAATATACATTTTTGGAAAATTTTGATCCGTTTACGGATGTCAAAGTTATTGACACGGTTGGATGGCAAATTGAACCAAATTATATTTCAGCAAAACAAGCGTTGGAAAATGTGTTGTTGATGTTTGGGGCGCGATTCACTCATGAAAATGGCGCGTATTATGTGATCCCATTCAACGCGTATAATAACACGACATCAATCAATTTGCGTCAATATTCGTATACCGGGCAATATATCGGGACGACAACATATTCACACCGTCAAACAATTGGCAACGATGTTCGGCCATTGTGGATGGCAAAACCATCATTGTACTATCAACCAGCTGCACAATCGGTGACAATAAACACGCATCGTCAAAATGTGGCAAAAGCGTTGCGCAGTTACCCAAATACATCATCATCAACATTGTCGTTGATTGCCACGGATATTCCAACCGGAACATCACCGGATGCCGCACCGATGCGCATTCGTTTTATGGCAAAATCATTCAAACGATCCGACACATTGGGTGGGGTTTTGTATGTCGAAGATTCAACCGATGTTTACTACAATATCAGGTTGCGGAATTCGGGTGGCTCTTATGTTTATTTGGACGCGAATGGATATTGGTCCGCATCGGGGAATTCGGGAAATCAATTGTATCGCATGCCAACCAAAGACATCAAAGGCGGTTGGATCACATCGGAATTTGAATTGTCGGTGACAACCGCGCCGGTCGGTTACACCCGATTGGAAGTCAACATGTTTGTTCATGGTGTTATTCTTTCCTATTCGGGCGGTGGCAAATGGAAAAACGGCAATTCAGCGTTGAAGGATTTTTGGGGTTCAATTCAGGTTTCATTTGCAGATGCGTCACCATATCAAAATGCGGATTATATTTTTGACATCACGGAGGTCATCACCGCATCCACAGCCAATTTGGCGAATTCAACACCCATCACAATTGAATCGCCATATTATACGGATTCCCTGAAATACGGAATTGGTAATTGGTTGGTGTTTAACGGCACAACCGATGTTTTGGCATCGGATTGGTATGGCGGTTGGGATTCAATTACACACGGAACAATCACCAAAATGTTGGGGTTACAAATGGCATCGATTTACGCCAATTTTGTTCCGGTAGTTCGTGGAACATGGATTGATTCCGGGTCATTGACTGCAATCAAATCATTATATTTTGACAATTATTCATGGGTTTTGAACGGGGTCAAATACAATTGCCGTTCGGAACAATGGGATGGTGAATGGATTGGCGTTTCACCAGTTTACACCTTGACAACATCATCCGGCGAAGGTTTAAAAGTTGAGCAATCACAAACCGGGAATTTGAACAATCGTTTGAATTATGTTGAATCAGCGGTGACAAATTTAAATTCAGCCATTTCCAATGTTCCGCAACAAGTTTTAGAACATTTGGTCAATGATGCCGAAGGCGCGCCCGCATCGCAGCCAACATTGAACACCCGTTGGGAAGTGATGTTGAGTTATGACGATTCAACGGAATTGGTTAATTGGCGGATTCAGGAACACAATGCGCCCATCACATACACGGCCGGGACACACACCATCACAAATGGTTATGAATTGATTTTGTGCGATTCATCCGGCGGAACGGTTACGGTTGATTTACCTGATCCGACAATATCAAAAGGCAAAAAATATTATTTCAAAAAAATTGCATCATCACATTCGGTTGTCATCACCGGCGGCGGGTTTGATATTGATGGCAACCCAACAAAAGTTTTGAATACAAATTTTGAAACATGCACAGTCATCAGCGATGGAACGCAATGGTGGCTGATTGTTCAATAAATGTTGCAAATGTTTATTGTCACGATGTTATTTTCGAAGCATTATGGCAGAAGCATCAATTGACATCGTTGCCGGTTACGATGGATTTAAATATTTCGGATCGGGGACGGTTACATCCGTAAGTTTTGACGCGTTGGTTGTTCAGGCCGACACGGTATTCACATCGTTCACAGTTACACAAGACAACGGAACATCAACGAATGTTTTGTCGGGTCGTGGCATGTCCGGAATTACTTTTCAACAAGGCGCATATTTGCCCGCCGGCAAAGGCAGCAAAATCACCGGTTTTGTAATCAGCACCGGAAGCGTAATAGCATATTAAAATGATTGGAATCAGCGCATTAGGAATTGGCATTCGAAGCGCACAATATTTGGGGCAAGGTTGGCCCATCGTTGTTGCGTACAAAAGCCGCGTGACCGCCGATGGCGGTTTTTATGAAGGTGTTTCATGTATGTTGAACAAATTAAACAATCTATAAAATGTCAGATTTATTGAATTCCGCGTCATTGGTAATGATACCAAGCGGATACAAAGAGGATGTTGTATATTCTCAAATCCCCACCGATGGGTCGGGCGATTTATCCTTCACCCGAGCATCCAACGGCACACGCATAAATTCGGCGGGATTGGTTGAGGTTTGCCCGTGGAATTTGTTTCAACAAAGTGAAAATTTCCCAAATGCAATATGGACAAAATCTACATTGACATTTAATTCAACCGTAACCGCACCAAACGGCACAAGCACCGCACAAAACTATTCAACTGCGGGTGCGTATTCCTATGTACTTCAAACAATTACAGTTTCATCGGGCGAATACTACACAGTAAGTTGTTATTTAAAATACACAAGCGGTGTTGGTAGTATATCAATAGGGTACACCGATGCCCCAAGTAACAACTTTATTAGAGTTGATGCAAATTTGATTAACGGAACAATTGGTTCGGTTAGTTATGGTGGTAATGGTGCAAACGGAACTGCAACAATCACAAGTGTTGGCGATGGATGGTATAGAGTAACCGTTTCGGGAACTTTGACAATTGGCAATGCGGGATTAATCGTTTCAAATTTGGCATTGGGTGCAACAACATTCAGTATTTGGGGCGCACAACTAAACATCGGCTCAACCGCCAAACCCTATTTTCCCACAACCGACCGCCTAAATGTTCCACGATTAACTTATCAAAATGGCGGCGGGGGGTGTCCAAGTTTGTTGTTGGAGAAGCAGTCGACGAATTACATCTTACAAAGTCAAAATTTTACGACATTTTGGTCATTTGCAAATTTGTTATACACCGCAAACCAAGCAATAAGTCCCGACGGAACGCAAAATGCAACCAAGTTAGACAACACAACTGGAACGGGTCAGCATCGTTATTTTCAACTTGCATTTACGGGGTTGACAAATGAAACTATATCTTTTTCAATCTACGCCAAACAAGGAACGCACCGATATATTTCGTGGGGAATTACTGACGATTCAAATTATCGAGGTCAAGTTGTTGTGGATTTACAAACGGGAACAATTACCGACCAATTTACTGCAAGTGCAACTTTGAGCAATTTAAGTGTGGTTAGTCAAGGTAACGGGTGGTATAGAATCAGCGGGACAGTGGCAGTTTCGGCAAACTATGCGGGAGGCAATGCGTATGGTTTTGGATTAATGTTAAATAGTGCAAGTTGGTCAACGGCAAGTTATACGGGTACGGAAACATATTTTTATGGATGGGGCGCACAAGCGGAATTAAGCAGTTACCCCACCACCTATATCCCCACCACATCATCAAGCGCAACAAGGGTGGCGGATGCTTGTAGCAAGACGGGGATAAGTAGTTTGATTGGGCAGACGCAAGGAACTTTGTTTTTTGATGGAATAGCAATCGGAGAAACTGAAATTTGCAACATTAATAGAAGCGTTCAAAATGCAGTTTTTTTATATGCGTCAACAAATACAGTTCGTGCTTTTGTTTATGCTGACGGAACTGGATTAAATTTATTATCATCGGTTAGTGCATCAACAAGATTTAAGGCAGCG